GGAGGTTCTGTATATCCAAATCCTGGATTTGTAATGAGAATTCTATCAATTGCAAGTTTTTGGTTGGCATATCTACTAGTCATAATCGCAACAGCAGTTGCTGTTTGGCCTCCAGGACCAGCAGTAGATATAGAAACTGTAGGAGAAAAAGTATATCCAAAACCATCATTAATAAGATCGATATATTGAACTGATTTAGAGTTTGGATCTGTTGTTGCAAATCCAACAGTTGCAACTGCTCCGGTTGCATCTGCACCAACCATTTGAATGGTATAAACATTTCCAAGATCTTTAATGGATTCATTGATCTCTATACCAGTAGGATCAACTTCAGGAACATCAATAATCTCATCCTCATATTCAAATCTTTCACATCTTAATTCATAGACATAGAGATTGTTGAGTTGATAAAATGGTTTTTTACCTTCAACATATTTAATTTCAAATAATGACTCATCTAGAGGAAACCAAATTAAATCTCCCTCTTGTGGTCTATATGCAACTTTTCTTTCATCTTCTGGCCATAATTTCAATAAAGGTGAAATGAAATCATCATATCTCTCCTTAGAAATTACAAGGTTAATCTCATCATTACTTCTAACTCCAAACTTACTCAATAAATCTCCATTACCACTGAATCCCTCAAAATTCATTAGATAAGCTTCTATACGAAAACTATCATCAAATTTTGATGCAGTAACTTCTTTGATGACCGTATTTTCGCCAATAATCCTTCTAGGCATGTATAGAACATCCTGTCCATACATTTTGAGTTGTTCGTTAATTAGATCTTGAATAAGTCTTTGCTCACTCGGAGATCCTTGAAGAAAATAAGAATTGAGTGGTGACATATCAACCTATGAGATCAAGTGGTGGTAATTCGTATTCATCCTTAAGTTGTTGTTCCAATTTTTCCACTTCCGCAACACCATCGTCATAAATCTGTCTTCCATTCAACTGAACTCCACCTGGAAGTAGAACTCCATTGAATTTGATCATGTTCTGTCCCCATTGTTTCTTAATCAAAGCCGTGAGGTATTTCTTCAACCACCAATCGTTGTAGAGTTTTGGTGCATCTGAAGGATCTACGATCCTATAACAATCAATAATCACATATTCATTTTCTCCAACCTGAGACCAATCAATATCAAGATATAGTTTATGGTTCTTTTTATTGAATCTAATCTGTGCATGGGGATTTAGGAGAAAATCCAAATCTTCAAGATATCTTTTGACCATTGCATAATTTAGAAGATCTAATGCACCATAATAGTAAACATCATTCAAAAATAACTGATATTTAATATTAAAAAGACCGTCTGAAATTGTACTAGAATTGATTTTAAGAATATTATTTACACCAATAATAGAATCTGGAAGTGGAAGATAATTAACTCCTTCAACATAAGTTAGAGAAGTTAAACCAGCACCAACAACTTCTTGAGAAGATGTTGTTGCAGAACCTACTGGACCTGGTTGAGCTAAGGTTGTTTTAGTTGCAGGAGTGAGTTTATGTTTTAAAAATACACGATCAATGCCATCGAAATGACGCTCATGATAATACTGAATTGCATCGTCAATTAAATTATCAATCTGGTCGTCATCTACATTTATTTCTAAAACTGGCTTTCCTAGTTGTTTGAGGCAATAGTCTTTCAACTCCGCTCTACTAGATGGTTGCGCCATAAAAAATACCCCTAGTCTTCTAAGGATATTTATTGTTATTAAATAATGCAAACATAAGTTCTTGGTATCTGGAATGGGTTGTTAATTGTAGTACTACTTGTAGATTGGACATAAATCGTCCCAACACCAATATATGTTGCTCTGGTAATACTCTCTTTGACTGTAGAAAGAGTAAATAGTTTTCCTGAAGATGTGGAGTAGTTATATACTTGTTTATTGTCTGAAGATCCAACAATAGTAATTCCACCAGAACCATCTGGAGATGGAATAAATTTAACATTTGGATAGACAAGCTCTCCAGACAGGGAAATTGTACCAAGACCAACTTGTGTATAGGTTGCAATATTTCTCGTTTCAGCAGAAGAATTAAAGTATCCTGTTCCAATTCCAGAAGCAGTGAATAATCTATTAATACTTGTTTCTGAAGAACCAGAAATAGTAAAGAGTGAAGTTGAAGATGGTAATATTTTAACTAAAGAGTTCGCAGAAACGGAGGAAACATTGATAGTTCCAGTACCATTATATGAATGTACTTTTCTACGCTCACCAGCAGCACCAAGAACAATAGATCCATATCCAAATACGGATTTGGTAATTTTTTCATCTGAAAGGGAACCAGAAATTCCAATTGAACCAGAACCATTAAATGTATAAGTATTAATTTCTTTAGTAGAAGCGTTTCCGGAGATATTGAAGAGTTGAGTGTTTTCTGGTGGATTGACAGATAGAGCAAACCTTGCACTATTAAGATAATCTGAAGTTATATTCGTGGAATCACAAGTATCATAATCTTCATCTGTTACATATCTTACAAATCTAAATCCACCAACGCCTGATAGTGGATAATCTGCTTCAAGTGTTGTAGAAGCAGAAGATGACAATGTAATTACACCACTTCCTCTTTCAGACTTAAATAGTAAACTTGTAACATTTTTTCCAGATAATGTTGCAGTTCCAACTCCAATATAAGTAGAGGGCGTAAAAGATTCTCTCTTTGTTCCAGATATGACAAATAAATTTGTTGATATTTGCGATTGTTTTTCAAATCTTTCTAATTTGGATCCAGAAAGGACGATAGAACCAGAACCACGATATGACTCTGTATTCTTTTCTATACGAGTTGCGGAAAGAACTATGGAACCAGAACCAACATAAGATTCTGTATTCTTCTCTATGCGAGTTCCATTAATATAGATTATTCCAGAGGCTCCAGGATTATTCTGGTCACCATAATATCCATATACTTGGATTTCTCTTGTTGATGATAATCCAGAGAATCTAGTGGTTCCTATTCCAGTATATCTTGACTTGGTAAATGATTCTAAAGCAGTTCCAGCTATACCAATTCCACCAAATGCACCAATTGGTAAAATAGATTGTGTCTTAGCTTGACCATAAATTACGATATTAGTACTAATTCCAATATACTTGGATACTTTTGGTGCGAATATGGATCCACTTATAATAATAGTTCCAATGCCAGTATATGCTGGAGTATAATCTACATTAGGATGTACTAATGGTTTTCCACTAATTACTAATGTTCCTAGACCAACATAAGACTCAACATTCTTCTCTACCTCTACTCCAGAAATAACAATTGAACCAGAACCAAAATATCCAAGTCTAGTATATGACTCATTTAATGCCGAAGAAATTATTATGGTTCCTAAACCAATATGGGTTGCTGGTGTAATGGAGTTTCTGGCAGCACCAGACAATGTAACTGTTCCTGTGCCAACATAAGACTCAGTGTTCTTCTCTGTCTTAATTCCAGATAGAACTATAGAACCAGATCCAATATGAGTTGTTGGCGTAATAGATTCTCCACCAATACCAGAAAGTACAACTGTTCCTCTACCCGCATAAGATTCGGTATTTTTCTCTGTCTTGATTCCAGATACAACTATAGAACCAGATCCAAACCAAGAATTTGTAATCTGCAGGTTGTTAAATGATCCAGAAATTGTAAAGAGTGATACATTTTCTGGTGGATTAATTGTAAAGGATTCTAAAGCATAATTTGGTAGAGACTGTAATCCAACTCCTATGGATTCTGGATTATCTAAATTATTGTCAAATGTTAATGGAGAAACAGTAGCTACATTGAACTGAGCAAAGTTGAGGTAATCCTTATCAAAGGAGACATAAGTTGGTGATATATTATCATCAATATCAAATGCTGATCTAGTTTCATCAAATGTTCTTCCTGATGGAAGGATATAACTTCTTCCAAAGGTTACAATTCCAACACCAATATAAGTTGTTGGTGTAATAGATTCTGCACCAATACCAGAGAATGTAACTGTTCCAGTACCAGAATAAGACTCTGCATTCTTCTCCGTTTTGATTCCAGAAACAATAATAGAACCAGAACCAACATAAGACTCCGTATTCTTTTCTACCTCTACTCCAGAGAGTGTTATAGAACCAATACCAACATAAGATTCGGTATTCTTTTCTACCTTGACTCCAGAGATGTTGATCGAGCCAGAACCAACATAAGACTCTGTATTCTTCTCTACCTCTACTCCAGAGAGTGTTATAGAACCAGAGCCAACATAAGACTCTGTATTCTTCTCTACAAGAGCCCCAGAGAATGTTGCTGAACCAGAACCAACATAAGACTCTGTATTCTTCTCTACAAGAGATCCGGAAATACTGAAGAGTTGAATGTTCTCTGGAGTTTGAGCTACGAAAGCCTCTAGACCGTGACTTGGTATAGACTGAATCACAGCCCCAACAGAAGCTGGATTCCTTAAGGTATTATCAAATGTTAATGGAGAAACAGTAGCTACATTGAACTTGGAGAAGTTGAGGTAATCCTTATCAAAGCTTGCATAAGTTGGTAGTGCATTACCATCAATATCAAATACGGCTTGAGTTTGGTCAAATGTCTGAAGAAGAGGAACTGGAGGAATATAACTTCTTCCAGGAATAATGGTTCCTGTTCCAACATAAGACTCTACATTCTTCTCTACCTCTACTCCAGAGAGAGTTATGGAACCAGAACCACTCCAAGAATTTGTAGCCTTTAGATCGGTGTACGCTCCAGAGAATGTTGCTGAACCAGAACCAACATAAGACTCCGTATTCTTCTCTACCTCTACTCCAGAAATTGTTATAGAACCAGAACCAATATGAGTTGCTGGTGTAAACTTCTCTACAAGAGCTCCAGAGAATGTTGCTGAACCAGAGCCAACATAAGATTCTGTATTCTTCTCTACCTCTGCTCCAGAGAGAGTTATGGAACCAAAAGCACGATAGAAATACTTAGAAGCACCAGATTGTGCTCCTCTAATATTAATAGTTTCTGTTTCTTGAGGTGGTACTGAAGTTGTACTTTCTACACCAGATCCGGAAATACTGAAGAGTTGAATATTTTCTGGAGGATTGGCTACGAAAGCCTCTAGACCGTGATTTGGTATAGACTGGAGTACAGCCCCAATAGAAGCTGGATTCCTTAAAGTATTATCGAATGTTAATGGAGAAACAGTAGCTACATTGAACTGAGCAAAGTTGAGGTAATCCTTATCAAAGGAGACATAAGTTGGTAGTGCATTACCATCAATATCAAATACGGCTTGAGTTTGGTCAAATGTCTGAAGAAGAGGAACTGGAGGAATATAACTTCTACCTGGTGTTATAGAACCAGAGCCAACATAAGACTCTGTATTCTTCTCTACCTCTACTCCAGAAAGAACAATTGAACCAGAACCAATTAAAGGACTTGTAACCTTAAGGTTACTATATCCTCCAGAGAATGCAACTGTTCCTCCTCCAACATAAGACTCTGTATTCTTCTCTACCTCTACTCCAGAGAGTGTTATAGAACCAGAGCCAACATAAGACTCTGTATTCTTCTCTACAAGAGCTCCAGAGAATGTTGCTGAACCAGAGCCAACATAAGACTCTGTATTCTTCTCTATCTCTACTCCAGAGAGTGTTATAGAACCAGAAGCAACATAAGAATACTTGGATGTTCCACTCTGTCTTCCGCTGATTAGTATAGTTTCCGTCTCTTGAGGAGGTATTACCGAAACTTTCTCTACAAGAGATCCGGAAATACTGAAGAGTTGAATGTTCTCTGGAGTTTGAGCTACGAAAACTTCTAAACCGTGATTTGGTATAGACTGGAGTACAGCTCCAACAGAAGCTGGATTCCTTAAAGTATTATCGAATGTTAATGGAGAAACAGTAGCTACATTAAACTTATCAAATATTAGATAATCTTTATCGAATGAGACATAAGTAGGCAGTTTATTTCCATCAATATCAAATACGGCTTGAGTCTGATCAAATGTCTGAAGGAGAGGAACTGGAGGAATATAACTTCTACCTGGTGTTATAGAACCAGAGCCAACATAAGACTCTGTATTCTTCTCTACCTCTACTCCAGAGAGTGTTATAGAACCAGAACCAATTAAAGGACTTGTAACCTTAAGGTTACTATATCCTCCAGAGAATGCAACTGTTCCTGAACCAACATAAGACTCCGTATTCTTCTCTACCTCTACTCCAGAAATTGTTATAGAACCAGAACCAATATGAGTTGCTGGTGTAAACTTCTCTACAAGAGCTCCAGAGAATGTTGCTGAACCAGAGCCAACATAAGATTCTGTATTCTTCTCTACCTCTGCTCCAGAGAGAGTTATAGATCCAGATCCAATATAAGAATACTTGGATGTTCCGCTTTGTCTTCCGCTGATTACTATTGTAGTAGTTTCTTGGGGAGGTATTACCGAAACTTTCTCTACAAGAGATCCGGAAATACTGAAGAGTTGAATGTTCTCTGGAGTTTGAGCTACGAAAGCCTCTAGACCATGATTTGGTATAGATTGAGTTTGAGCTCCAACAGAAGCTGGATTCCTTAAGGTATTATCAAATGTTAATGGAGAAACGGTAGCTACATTGAACTTATCAAATATTAGATAATCTTTATCAAAGGAAACATAAGTAGGTAACTTATTACCATCAATATCAAATACAGCTTGAGTTTGGTCAAATGTTTGTACTAAAGGTACTGGTGGAATATAACTTCTACCTGGTGTTATAGAACCAGAGCCAACATAAGACTCTGTATTCTTCTCTGTGAAAGTTCCAAGAATACTAAAGAGTTGGATATTTTCTGGAGGATTAACTGTTACTCTAATAACAGCATAAGATCCTGATGGTAAAGAATTAACCTTACAAGAGGTATCATTAACTCTGAGTAAATTGGATGAACATCTAAAGGAATCCTTATAGAACAATCTACCAGAGCCAACATAAGACTCCGTATTCTTCTCTACCTCTACTCCAGAAATTGTTATAGAACCAGAACCAATATGAGTTGCTGGTGTAAACTTCTCTACAAGAGCTCCAGAGAATGTTGCTGAACCAGAGCCAACATAAGATTCTGTATTCTTCTCTACCTCTGCTCCAGAGAGAGTTATAGATCCAGATCCAATATAAGAAATAGAAGCTGGTATTCCACCAGATCCATAAACATTAATAGTTCCTAAACCAGTATATAATCCCTTACCAAATTTCTCAATTATAGATCCAGAGAAACTAAAGAGTTGAGTGTTCTCTGGAGTTTGAGCTACGAAAGCCTCTAGACCATGATTTGGTATAGATTGAGTTTGAGAACCAACAGAAGCTGGGTTTCTCAGGGTATTATCAAATGTTAATGGAGAAACTGTAGATACATTGAACTTATCAAATATTAGATAATCTTTATCAAAGGAAACATAAGTTGGTAACGCATTACCATCAATATCAAAGACGGCTTGAGTTTGATCAAATGTTTGTACTAAAGGTACTGGAGGAATATAGCTTCTTCCTGGAATGATGGAGCCAGAGCCAACATAAGACTCTGTATTCTTCTCTACCTCTACTCCAGAAAGTGTTATGGAACCAGAACCAATTAAAGGACTTGTAACCTTAAGATTACTATATCCTCCAGAGAATACAACTGTTCCTGTACCAACATAAGACTCCGTATTCTTTTCTACTTCTACTCCAGAGATGTTGAGGGATCCGGAACCAACATAAGACTCTGTATTCTTCTCTACAAGAGCTCCAGAGAATGTTGCTGAACCAGAGCCAACATAAGATTCGGTATTCTTCTCTACCTCTACTCCAGAGAGAGTTATGGAACCAGAAGCAATATAAGAATACTTGGATGTTCCGCTTTGTCTTCCGCTGATTACTATTGTAGTAGTTTCTTGGGGAGGTATTACCGAAACTTTCTCTACAAGAGATCCGGAAATACTGAAGAGTTGAATGTTCTCTGGAGTTTGAGCTACGAAAGCCTCTAGACCATGATTTGGTATGGATTGTAAATCCAATGCATCTACAGAAGCTGGATTTCTTAAAGTATTATCGAATGTTAATGGAGAAACAGTAGCTACATTGAACTTATCAAATATTAGATAATCTTTATCAAAGCTTGCATAAGTTGGTAGTGCATTACCATCAATATCAAATACGGCTTGAGTTTGGTCAAATGTTTGTACTAAAGGTACTGGTGGAATATAACTTCTACCTGGTGTTATAGAACCAGAGCCAACATAAGACTCCGTATTCTTCTCTACCTCTACTCCAGAGAGAGTTATGGAACCAGAGCCAACATAAGACTCTGTATTCTTCTCTACAAGAGCTCCAGAGAATGTTGCTGAACCAGAGCCAACATAAGACTCTGTATTCTTCTCTACAAGAGCTCCAGAAATGTTGAAGAGTTGAGTATTCTCTGGAGTTTGAGCTACAAAAGCCTCTAGACCATGATTTGGCGTGGACTGGAGTACAGCTCCAAAAGAAGCTGGATTTATCAAAGAATTATCAAATGTTAAAGGAGAAACTGTAGCTACATTGAACTGAGCAAAGTTGAGGTAATCCTTATCAAAGGAAACATAAGTAGGTAGTTTGTTTCCATCAATATCAAATACAGCTTGAGTTTGATCAAATGTCTGAGTAGTAGGTACTGGAGGAATATAGCTCCTTCCAGGAATAATGGTTCCTGAACCAACATAAGACTCTGTATTCTTCTCTATCTCTACTCCAGAAATTGTTATGGAACCAGAGCCAACATAAGACTCTGTATTCTTCTCTACAAGAGCTCCAGAGAATGTTGCTGAACCAGAGCCAACATAAGACTCTGTATTCTTCTCTATCTCTACTCCAGAGAGTGTTATAGAACCAGAACCGATGTAGGATGAATATGCAATAGATTCTGGTGCAAAATTCGGAATTAATTGTCTACCGTTATTGCTAAAGGTATTTGGATCTTTTGCACCATTATCATAAGTTAATGGTAATAATGTAAGAGGATTGAATTGTGTGAATGCTAAGTAATCTTTATCAAAGGTAACAAAAATGGGTGGAGAATTATTTGAAGAGTCGTCAAATGTTGCGGTATTTGTCTCGTCAAAAGTTCTTCCCGGTAGTACTGATTTACCCGGCGTTATAGTACCAGAACCAAAATAAGATTCTCTACTTGTCTCGGTTTTGACTCCAGATATGGTTATAGATCCTGAACCAATAAATGATAATGTTTTCTTCTCAACAATGGTTCCAGAGACCGTGGCAAGTGTACCAGAAGCAATATATGGTATAGTTGTATTTTCTGACTTTGCTGCAAAGAGTGTAATATATCCAGAACCACTTGTAGAATTGGATTGACTCTTATTGGCAAAACTTGGATTTGGCTGATCTTGCGTATCAAAAGTTACTTGTAATTTATTTCCAGAATCAAAAGTAGTTGGTATTGAAGCGGAACTATTATTTTTACTATTACTAAAATCTAAAGTTGGTAATGTTTTATCAAAAGAACTTACTGATGCATCCACATAGGAAATTGCATCAAAAGTAGTTTTAGTATTATCAAATAAATTATTTTTATATACTGTACCCGGTCTTACTGAACCAGATCCCGAATAATTAAAAATAGTCATTTTAGGATCCTCCAATTATTACGAGGATCACCCACCAACCAAGGAGCTACCATTAACTTATTTTTTGATTTCATCTCAAAAACAGTTCCGGATCCAATCCAAAATGGAACTATTTTTGATTTAAATTCTGTTCTGTTTATATTTTTAGATGCAACAAATTGTATTGATGTTGATTCTCCACCAACAACAATAACTCCCCCAGATTGATAGGAGAATATAACTGGAATTGATTGTATGTCCGAGGATGGAAGAATTCTTATTTGATAATCAAAAGTTATTTTTTTATGATGATTATGATCGGAATCAAATGTGCAAAAACTTCCATCAAAAGTTGCATCTTCGTACATTCATTTTATCTCTTTAAAAAGGGGGAACTGCTTTAAAGCAATTTCCCCCCACAGATTAGTAATCTAATAATTAAAAAGAAGAATCACTCAAGAGCTACATTAAGGGTAATTTTGATTTGGTCACCGTTATTTTGAATAGCGTATGGACCATTTGTAAATCTCTCAGCATACATAATGGAGCTATAAAGAGTGCAACTATTAAGTCCTGATACAGTATTAAGAGTTGGATTTAATGCAGGAGTTGTATAGAACTCGTTAGCGTTTGGAACTGAGAATACAGTATATGGTTGAGAAGTAAGAGTAGTATTTCCAGTACCAGCAGCAATATAAAGAACATCTCCTGCAACTAGTTGGTGACCTGGTTCTACTACTTTAGCAAAACTAAAGGTAACACTTGGATCTGTAGCAACCTGGATGTTGTCAATAAGAGATTTATCCAAGTAAACAACTTTTAGAGCTCTATCAATACCAATAACTTTTGTTCCGGTTTGAACACCAGCGTTTCCACCAACAACCATTCCTAGAGTTAGATCATCAACGCTTTGATCTGGATCAATTGTAATATAAGAATTACCAATAACTCCGATAACTGGATCGGTATTATCTCCCTTGGTAACTGTTGTTCCAATACCTACGGAACAAGTATTAACAACTCCTTGAATGGTATATGGAAGGTTATTTGCTCTGGTTACATAATATCCAAAAATAGAACCTGCAGCACCAGTAAATGTAAAAGTCTGTTCAGGATAAGTAGCAGTAGTACCGCCACCAACTTGGTTAATTTGCCAACGAGAACCATTCAAAAGAATACCCGTTTGGGATGTATAAGTTTGATCAGTTCTGTTATTTACGCAATATGGATAACCAGTGGTAGGAGCATATCCATAAGCATTGGTATTTCCAATACCATATGGCTCATAATATGCAGAAGCTGAAGGAACATCTCCTTCTGCAGGGGTGGTATTGCTTGTGAAAAGTTTTAAAACTAGGTTTCTGGGAGACTGGTCAGCAAGACTTGCAGTGTGGTTGTTTTGTGCAACCAAGTATCTGAGTGACTCAAGTTCTCCAATGTCTGGGACTAATAGTGCCATTTAAACAACTCCTTACAACTTTTGGTGACGTTTGATAACTAAACTATCTTTATTTATAATTTTAATTTTAAAGAGATTAGAAATCTGTTTATATTATTCACTGATATAACATCAAATGTTAGGATATCTCCAGCAACTATTGATGTGTCCCAATTATTTAGGTCATCATCACGAATTTTTCTAGAATTTGTGAATTGTGGATATACTCCACCAACTATTGATGTAAAAGTGGGAAAGTTGGTATAATTTGACTTTTTTATATCCACTATTAAATCACCTTGTTGATCTGACAATATAACTAAAGATTCAATAATACCACTTACATCTAAAGTAACAGATCCTTTATTTCCGGGAAGCATTACAATTGACCCACTATCAACAACATAATTGATAGTCCTAGTTAGATCCGCTGTTGTTGCAAGAGCTATGATAAAAAGATCATCTCCAACATCCGGAGCATTTGTGAAGATAATATTATTAGTGGAAATTACAAAGTCTTGGACGGGTTCTAAAATAACATTATTTAAACTTACAATTAACTGTTGTTCGTTGACAGGGACATAATTGTCTCCAGAATAATATAATCCAAAAGTATGAGCAACTCCAGTAAATTGTGAGTTAATATTATCAAGGATTAGATTACTATATTGAATAGATTTTGTGGGAATCTCATAATCTACACCAATTCTATAAGGACCGGGTTCGTTTAATGTTACTAAGTAATCTGTCATTATGATACTCCTGGAGTTACCAGAACATTTCCTTGAACAGCTCGGGATCTGTAAGAATTAGGAGAAATGAGAATAACATCATATACATAACGACCACCTTCAATCGCATCCGTTGCAGTATAACCCATAGAAACTGCAATTTTTCCGTTCAATCTATCAACAAAAGATAAAGTTAATGGATATGCAGTGGATGATGAAGGATGTTTTCTAATAGAAGAAATTCCCGTATAACCTGTCAAATTTAATGGTGCATTGTTGGTGTTCCTGATTGTAAAGGTGGCTTGAAAGTCAACCCCTTGTTCAAGAACTAAGTTTACATTCCTTGCCGCCATTATTAGAACCCGTTTTTAAGTATTTATGAGTTGGAGTCCAATTTGGAGAGAATTAATTTCATCATTCCCTTCATCTCATCCATATCAGATTTCAATTGATCGATTTCACCAATTTTTTCAATCATATCATTCATTTTATCAACTTCTTGTATTTTTTGTGATTTTAATTCAAGATATCTTTGATAATCAAAATCAGAACAATTTAAAATAGCACTAGATTCTTTATCTCTGAATAATCCCTTGTTTCCTTCTACTGGTATTAACATAATTTTAAATTGTTGCAATAACTCTAAAATCTCTAATTTTTGGCACAAATGCAGAATTTGTACCAGACATTAAGATTTTTATTTGGAATCCATTGAATTGTGGTAAATGTGCTGCAGTAAATTCATATGATTTGAAATCGTCTTCAGCTGTTGATGCCGCTATTTTTTTATCTGGTCTTCCATTATTTTTAGCAGGATTAATAACTTGCATATTTGCATCTAAATTATCATATCCTGGGAATAATTGCCAAAGTTGAGATGTTGTTGGCGCATCGGACCTGAAAATTCTATAACATACTCTAATATCATTTGTTGAATCTCTAAAAGCGTCAAAAAATACTTTTAGATTATCTGAAGCTTTTTCTAAAATAACAATATTACTCAAATAAGTTGCAGCGGTAGGATCTTCCGTTAAAGAATTTACTCTTGGATCAGTAGCATAATCTGTAATTTTGGAATTAATTCTATTAGCAACAGTAATTACACTTACTCTATCCAAATCAATCATTGGTGAAACTTTTTCATCTTCAGTCGTTAATGTCAATTCCATAGTAAAAGATTTTTTACCGGGGAATGCAGATAGATATGTATCTTCATTAACTTGAGAACAAATAATTCTTGGAGAATCGAATTCATTATTACCGTCAAGCGATACATCAACAAATCCTTGATCTAGGAATGAAGTTAAATCACTATCTGGAGAAGATCCACTAAAAGTTCTTGCTTTTGCAGATATAGATGTTTTTTGTGGTAACAATGTTTGGAAATTGGGTCTAATCACATTAAATGGTATATTTTGTGTTGCTTTAGGTCCTCTAGGAGATCCCATTAATGGGACCGTATCATAAGATCCACAGGATTTATCTGTATTAAAGTATAAAGCAGGATATCCCAGACCATTTCCAACAGTTCTATCAATTCCCCTACTATTCATACCAACTCTAATATAATAATGATCTAAATCTGTTGGATATGTTTGCAAGCTGGTGTCAGATAAATTGTGAGTTTTATTTATTCTTCTTAAAGATACACCATTTAATTCATATTTAAATACAGGAAATTCCAAATCATAGGCTCCAGAAATACTGTCATCAATATTTCTGGTTATTCCAGTTAAACTATTGGTGGATGTAACAACCCCAGTGTACTTAATAACTTCATTATCAATTAAAATATATCCAGGATTTACTGATGAAACCGGAACATTTTCAAAACTAGTAAATATTCCCACAGAACTTACTACAATATTACTTGTAGAAGATGAACTATAAGATGCCTTTAATGTTTCTGGTTTTTGATCTGGTTCAATACCAGAAAGTACAACTTTATCAACTAAAGAATACATTCCATGATTATTATGACTGACTTTAAAATGTAATCCGTCTGTCAAATCTGTTATGGTATTTACTGTAGCTCCGGATAAAAGCGTAGTTCCTGCAGAACCAACATAAAATAGACTGTCTGAAGAATTTTGATTAAGAGTTCCCTGAACTCTATCTACCAATAAGGAATTAAAGGAAGAAATTATTCCTACATTATTTGGAATAGTAAGAATTAAACTATCTCCAAGATTATCAGTCTGACTATAATTAACTTCCAAAGAATCTCCATAAGCATATCCAGTTCCACCAATAGAAACTGTGGCTGCAATAGCAACTCCATTTTGAACACTTAAATTTACTTTTGCCCCAAAACCTTTTCCAGTAATAGAAATCAAATTTACATTAGAATATGTTTTAAATACCGATGTAAATCCTAATCCAGCAGAAGTTATTGCCAATGTGCTACCAATTCCAATAGATCCAACAACACTCTTTAAATTTGACCTGAATGTTCCATTATTATTTTGCAATATAGGACTTCCTGGGGTCAATCCGGTAACTTCAGAAGAAGTTAAACTTTTGCCTAAACCTATTAATGTTGATTTAGAAATACAATCTAGTGGATTGGGTCTTAAGGTTACAATTTGATTATTACCAATATCTAATTTGGGATTATAAAATCTAACAGTAGAAGATGTTTTAACAAATTTTGCTCTATAAAGAGTTAATTTTAAATCTTCTAATTGGCTTGGATCCCAAGTTGAGCCATTTTGTGATTTGAATAATGAACCCAGCAAAGGTTGTTGTGATACAACTATTTTTTGAGATTCAGGTAAATTTAATGTAGTTACATCTTCTTCACCCATTCTAGAAATCCATACTTTATATTCATTTGATGCAGAAAGAAGGACTACACAATAAGAATTTCCGGTTTCAAGGTAAACTGGAGAAGGGAAAGTAAATGTGGTTGCAGTTTTACCATCGGAAGAAATATTTACTTTTTCTGGATCTAAAACCACTTCACCAAAAGGAATAATTGTTGTTGTAGGCAAACCAGTTTGCATAGTTCTAATTTGCATGGTAACTGGCAATCCAGCTGTATCTTTACTAGAGAAGAAAACATCACATTTTGTGATAAAGACTCCATTTTCATCTGGAACTTCAAAAGATTGTGCAAGAGGGTCAACCCATCTTGTTTGAGAGACAGTACGATTTACAAATGATGTTCCACCTTGAAGAGCAGTGCTTTGACTAGTTAAAGTTCTTTCTTCAGTTCTATTAATTCTTTCAACATTTGCATTTCTTGTTCTAAGAGTCACCTCTTCTGTATTGTTTAAGGTTCCAGAAGATGTGAATTTTGCATCGGCTGTGCTATCTGTAGATCCAACAATTGTACTATTTGTTGAGCTTGTTGTGAGAGTAAATGTTTTTGTTCCTGTTTCAAATGACGGAGTTGATTGTAATTTTGAATCTGGAATGTACAAAGATCCAATCAGGGTACCGGCAGTATCAGTAACTAATCTAACATCTGTGACTTTTGCAATGGCTTTGGTTGTTTCGCCTTTCAATTGCATATTTGTGACTATATTTCCATAAAATCCAGAAGAAGATTGTAATTCCAGTGAAGCTGTATCTACATTTAATATTGTAGAAGTAGTTGAATATGAAGAAGGTACTTTCTGAGTAGGAGAATATGGATTATCAGTAAATACCTGTTCTGGATTATTATATGGACCATATTTATGATTCGGATTTGCTAATCTAAATCTGATTGAAGTAGTACCTAATGTTCCAGTAACAGTTTCCCCAACCGCAAAAGTTCCACTTTTCATTTGAATTTCAATAAGTTTGGGAAGAATGTACTTATTCATATCAACATTATCAAAAAATCCATACATTCTAGTTTTTGGTTTCAATCTTCTAGCTATAAATTCAATATTCCTAGATCTCATTATATGAATGACTTCTGTAGAAATAACAGATGTGCCCAAATTAACACTATCATATCTCTCAGATACCTTGTATTGAATTCCTTGTCTGGCTTGTTTTGTAGTAGTTAATGTTGTTACATTTGTAAAATTAGTATATTGATCTCTATAGTTTATGGTAGTTGTCTCTGGAACACCTCTACCTTTTTGATATCTACCTCTAGAAACACTTCTAGATATTTCTTTTGTACCAATATATAAACTTCCCATATTCTGTCTGGCAACCTCTTTAGTACCAGTCCAGGTAGTTTCCCAAGCCCCCCAATCTATTGGAGACAATCCAGTATTTGAATCTACTCCTAATTGTTGTATAGTTGTTGAATAATTTCCCTCTTGATCAACTGTTCTCTTTGTCCCTTTAGTTTCGATCCAAGTATCAGTTGCTGGATTCAATTCAATTGCACCAATCCAATTTACAACGGCAAAAGGATTAACATTTTCTTGTCTAGTTGCAAATGTGTTTTTAAGAAATTCTACATCAGTATATTTTAAACAAACAATGTCGCCAACTTTAACCGTGTTTGGATTTCCCAAATCTTTTACAAATCGTAAATCTGCATCTGGATTTGAAACATTTGAAGAACCAATTACAGCTTCAGATCCTAAAAGTAAATCTATTGAAGTTGTATAATGCTGTGGTCGTAGTAAACCTTCTTTTGTATCAATACTGCATTTATGTTGAGGATCTCCCAAAGATCCAGAACTTACTGACTTAAAGTTATCTACCAAAAAACCACATTTAAATCGATCCAAATTTGTTGAAGAATCTTTCAAACTTAAATTCTTAGTATCAGTTTCTAAAAGAGATAGTGAAGTATAATATTCGATATTTCTTATTCTATCTTCCAATCTAGCAATATCCTGCATTCTATATCGTTTATGTGGAGATAGCTGTACAGTTACATCTCCTATATTATAAACATAGGGTTTCATAGTAATAGTTGCTATTTCCAAAGCATTTTCAATAATAGGTGGAGCAATAGGAGTCAATGATGGAACTCCTTTAGAAACAAAAAATTCTCCATATCTATTAAGATATAACTTATCTGTTCTAGCTAGATAATAAGAGTATGATAAGTATAATTCCTTATCCTTAGCAAAATTATATGGGGTGGAATTTGTTGCAGGCAAAAACTTTCTTGAATCAAATTCAAATGGAGAATAAGGTGTTATAGAACTATTATAAGGACTAACTCTTGGTCTTAGATCAATGATATCACTTGCTCGGTGAAACGAAATTGCCGGTAATTCGGTAGAATATCTTTCTTTATCATATGAATTAACAGTTACAACATCTCCATCATCATTTTGATCTATGTAATAGTTATTGAATACAATTTTTAATCTTTTTGTTGGAGCAGTTACACCTGATTTTCTTATTAATGATGAATAATCAGCTATTTCAAAAGTTTGTCCGCTATTAAAAGTAAAATCAGAAACAATATTTCTATCGCCTTCTATTAACAAACTTATTTCAGCGGTAATATTTGATTCATAGAAAAGAATTTTTTCTCCTTTTACAAAAGTATTTTCATTAGTATATACAAATTCTACTTGATTTGTTCCGTTTGTTGCAACAAACATTGCCATTGAATTGCTTGTTGATCCATAAATTATTTCACCTTTAATTGCATTTAAAATATTTGCATTTAAATTAGTTAATTCCAATTTAGGTAAATCAGCATCATTTTCATCCGAAGATTCAAAAACTCCAGCAACATAAATTACATCAGGAACATTTAAAGATATTCTAGCATCTTGAACTCTTGTTCCATAATATGGCCCATATGTCAATCCATCATTAAGAGTTGTACTTCCGATTCCAGATGAAGTATTGCTAGAATTTCTGATATCTAAAACGGAACATCTATTATAAATTTTCTTCCTGGCCTTCAATCTTCTCTTTCTTAAAGTAGCGGTCAATGTTGCAGAACCATTTTTGCTTAAATTTACTAATGTTAAGGTTCTTCCAGAAGTAATTGTAAATTGTTGAGAAGTCAAAGTTTCTATAGTACCATCACTATAAACTAATGTGTAATCTTCCGAATCAAATGGTTCTAAAGTGATATTTGTATCGCTTTCTAGTGTTGCTGTCAATCCATTACTTGCAACAGTTACTGAATATGATTTTTTATAAACTATTTCTCCATCGGAAATATCAACATTTGAAATATTTGTATTTTGTAATTCTGCAAAGAAAAATGAATCTTTATTATTCAATAAAGTTGGGATTCCTTTGAATAAATCGGTTAAAGTTATTGCACTTGTTGGTAATCCCCCACTATTAACTCCAGAAACGCTTGTAGTTGCTTCAATAGTTATTGTTTTTGACGAAGTACTTACTGAAGTTACTCTGTTATATGTTGGTACTTTTTCTCCAGATTTTGTATAAACAAAAATATCTCCAGTATTAATTCCCACCCCAAAAGTTGAAGCAGATGTTGTTATAGTACTAATTCCAGCAGTAGCTGTTGAAATAGTAAAACTTGTATTTTGTGGCGCAATTGCTATACCTGCAGATATTACAGTATCTGCAGTAAAAGATGTTGTTGTACCAACATATCCAACCACTTGTCTTACATCAGATAAATCATAATCTCTGACGGATGTTATTGTTCTGGAAATATCTTGACCATCAATTTTTAATTGTTCTCCTACCGTAAAAGTACCAGAAACTTGGTATAAAACTAATTGATTGCTGTTAGTAATATTTGAAGCTAAAAATCCAGACGCGGAACTATGTTTTCCTTCAACAAATGATGGCTTTGATAAAGTTATACTAGTATTTAATTGCAAATATGTATAAGTTTGTAAATCAAAAACAGATCCTTCAAAAACTGTAGTAGAATTTGAATATGCTGCATCTTTTAATTTTAAATCATAAACTCTACCTACTCCTATGGGAATTCCTGCAGGAAGACCCGGAGTTGCTGTTCTTTTTGAGTATAGGGTTATTTGGCTAGTAGTGCCAAATCCAACCGGAATTGTACCATAAACATTATTGAGTTCTACTTGATTTCCTAAACTAAATGGAACTGTAGTATTTTTGACCTCTTCTGTGGTTCTTGGCTTTTCTAGATCAGCATTTACTGTTATAAGAGTTTCTACCTCATATCCTTTAACATAAGCCTTTCCTGAAGAAATTTGTAAAGTTAGTAAATCATTGGATGGAGTATTTCCTTCTTTTGTTAATTGTCCAGGATTATAAACCCCATTATTTCCTATTTTATTATTTAATGATTCTTTAGCAATTACACTAAAAGGTTTTACATAATAATCACCAGATTCATCATTCGTTCTTCTTGCAAGTTCGTCAGTTATTAATGAATTAACATCTTGTTTTTTAATAACTTTTTTTATTATTCCATTTTCAATTCGCAATAATTCTATAAAATTTTCATCATTAAAGTCATCAATAGATTTTTTTATTAAAGTTGCTACGATTCTAAGTCTATCTGCTCCAGGTGCAGCAAAATTTGAAAATCCTCTAGCATTATCAAACAAATCTAAATTTGATTGTGATGGTACAGCAATATCTTCAAAAATGGATAATCCAATTCTATAAGAAGGTAAATTGCTATATTGATCTAGTATTACAGTTTGAGGAAAAACATCTACAAAAAATCCTCGTATAAAATAGACTCCTTCTTCTATTTTAACTGCAGAACCTATTGCTGTAGAATTTGATATAACTGCAGTAGCGAATGATGAATCTAGTCTAATTACTCCTATGCCATAATCAATATTTTCTAATACTAGTAAATTTTCTCCATCTACAAATTTACTAGTAGTAAAATCAGTTTCACTAGAACTTTGATATTTTATGTATAAAGTATAATTATCATTCTCAGACTCTTCACTAGTAATATATTTTTCAATTTTTGCAGAAACTCCACTTGTCTCACCTTTTATTTGTTTACCTATTAAAAATTCCAAATAAGTAGATACTGGAATTCCCAAATGGGTTGGATCAATTTGCACACAAGTGTATTCGGAATCATATGCAATATTTCCCGGAATTACTACTTGGCCTTCTTTGAAAAAATGTTTGCCAAATTTTTCAACTTGATTTTGTAAAATAGATTGTAATGTTGTTAATTCTCTTGCTTGTATTGGAGTTCCTGGTTTAAATAAAACTCTTTGATAATTTTTTGTTGGATCAAAATCATCAAAATATGGCGAAGTGTTTAAGTTGGTATTTTGTGCCATTTTTACTAGAACTCCAATACAATTTTAATGTCTTCTTTTTGATTAGCTGATCTTGGAATAGGTTGTCTATTATCGAGATAAACAATATCGCCAGATTTTTTATTATATTCAGCAGAAGAAATACCAGCCACAAATGTTTGTCCTAACTGATATATTCTATTATTTATTGTGGTAGTTACACCACTGAAGTTAGAATTAATAGACAATGTTGGACCTATAATTGAAGAACAAGTAATTGTTAGTCCATATCCAGCATCTGGATTAGAAGTAAATGGAATAATTTTGAATCCCGTTTCACTTGATGCTAATCCTGTTGGTTGATAATATTTCAAAACTCCGGTTATTGAGTCCCATGATGCTACAAATCCGATTGCTGTAGATCCTAGTCCTACAGTTTGTTTTATAACAGAGTCTACAGCATATGTAGTATTAGTAGTCACGCCAGATAATTTTAAAGCGTTTAATCCACTAACCATGGATAAATCTAAAAGTTGAACATCACTTCCAATTATTTTTGGATTTTTGATTATTCCAACTCTGGCAAAATCATTTCCCAAAATAATATCAGGATTACTTTCTAAAGTTTCATATCTAGAATATAATAAAACTCTATATGCACCAAGTTCTCTATAAATATCATATCCGTGGCCACCCTTTGGTGGAATAATGACATTAAAAGATGATATTGAAGTAGTACCTATACCTGTATTACTAAGTTGTTTTAGAGGTCCATCTATATCAGATCCTGGAGCTCCAGGATAAAATTGTATAGTACCATAAGTATATCCCTTTCCTCCATCAGTAACAAAAACCTCGGATACTTTTCCAAAAGAATCTATTGTTATTGTCGCTTTACCTCCAGTTCCATCGCCCAATATTGGAACATTTGAAAAGGATGTTGAAATTGGTTGATAATTTGAACCTCTATTGTTAATAAGAACTACTTCAATTTTACCGTCAATTGCATTATTTTTTGTGGAGATTGTTTCTCCAGTATTTCCCCAATTTTCTGGAACAGGTATATATTCTATAGAATCAAATTTAACAATTTCTGAAGGCTTAATTGTATACAAATATTTCCATATATATCCATCACCACTAGATCCTGCAGCTCGTGCTTCCAAATCAATAAAAGTAGGTTGATCAAAAGAAGGTCTTCCTTTTGGGTTTTCTGGATCTGTGCCATTTTGTAGACATATATAAACCCTTAAATCTTCATTAATTACATAATAGTTTGCTTCATATAAATTTGTTTGTGCGGTAACCGGAGTTACATTATAAACATTATAATCATGTCTGTACATTTCATAGGTATTGCCAGCAACCCAAGTTACTTTTCTAACAAGTCTTCTTACATCTTGACTTGTAATTTGTTTTAAAGAGATAATACTTTCTTTAACTTGATATTCTTCCTTAAATCCATCAAGAGGAGAAGGAGTATTCACACTCCAAGTTGAAGAGCCTCCTGCAGCAGAATTATTGCTGTTTGGCAATCCAATAAAAGTATAATACTTATTTGAAGTATCCCCTACTCCAGATACACTTTTTACAAAGTTTTCTGCATTTAAAATTCTAAATTGATCAGAGATTATTGCTGGCATTTTAAGATATACTTTTTTTTATTTAGTTACCTTTTATTTACTTATAATATCTCTAGTTCTTAAAATTTTAGGAGAAGAAGATATACCGGAAATACCGTTATCATTGAAAACTTCAAAAATTTGTGGGTTTCCCAAAACTCTATTTTGGTAATCATATATCTTACCCCAACTATATCTTCCATAATAATTATTTGTGCCAATACCAGTATTATTTGATCCCCTACCATAAACTTTAACATAATTATCCACCATTGGAGCAAAATTACATGTTACAGTAACTATACCTAAAGAAGGTGTTGTGACATCTTCAACGATATAAACACCATCTAAAAATGACTTTGCAATTCCTACTTTTGAATTTGGATAATTGCTCATACCACCAAGAAGTGTAGTGATACCAACTAGATCACCACCAATTTCAACATTACTATCAGTAATTACAAAATAATCTCCTTTTGACAACTGACTATTAGTAATTCCAAAAACATTTAAAGAAGAATATCCAATACCCAAAGTACTATTGTCATATTCTTCCGATTTTAATATGAAAGAAATTTTTGGAGATGTTGTCCCAATACCAGCAGTTCCACTAAGATAAGTTGTAATTCCAATAATAATCCCATGATCTCCTTTAACTTTGATAGATTTAACAATTTCTGTTGAGAATTTATCGGGTTCAACTAATACCGGCGGAAGTTTTGATGTATCATAACCAAATCCAGGATTTACTATTTGTATTGATGTCACAGTTCCACTATTTACATTTGCTACAGCTGTGGCTTTGTTTTTAATGGGCTCTGCGTATATTGCAGTAGATCCAGATCCAATTGCAATATATCTACCATCAGATCCAAGTGTATCTACAAATGATAGATCATTTATAGATTTTGATTGTAAAGTACTTCTATAATTCCAATCACTAAGATCAAATGAATAATATAATTCACCAATAGATGTCAGAATAACATAGAAACCATAATTATAATAGATGTTTTGAATATTTTTAAGTCCAAGATTATTTGAAATAATTTGATAATTGTCTCTATTGATTGATTTTAAAATAACTCCGTCATCACCACCTACAATAAAACTTCCATTAACATATATCACCTTATTTAAATTAACATTTACCGGAGATACAGTAAAATCCCAAATAGTTCCATCATTTGATGTTCTAATAATTCCATCATTACCAACCGCAACAAAGTATTCTGCACCAAAAACAACACTATTTAAACTAGATAATGTTTCGGAGTATCTACTAACAAAGCTAGTTGTACCTATACCAGGGCCAACAAATATTGATCCACCAGCACCTACGGCAACATAAGTATCTACAACATCAGAATATACAATTTCATTAAATGTCCCAGTATATCCACTACTTACTCTACTTACAGCTCCAAGACCAATTACTGTAAATTCTTCTTCTAATGAAATTTGTGTCCATGTAGAAATACCAATTCCATAATCTGTGGCTTTTATAATTTTTCCAGAACTTCCTACTGATAATAATAAATTAGTAGACCCAGCGCCAACTATTTCTATTGAATTAAAATCAGAAGTATTTCCAAAACCTACAGTATCAACTTGCCAATTTATCCCATCTGGACTCGTTGCAAGAATTGAACTGCTACCAACTGCAATAAATTTATCTTTGTATTTAATGGCTTTAAAATCATATGTAGTAGAACCAATTCCAACTCCAGCAGTCCAATTAAAAATAGGATCTTTTCTCTGAATATAACTTTCAGAAATAATTACTTTTGGTGCTAAAGTTTTAGCATATCCAACTCCAGGATCAATTATACTAATTGAAGAAATAGTTGACGATGCAGAAACTACAGCTTGTCCTATACAAGGTTGAATAGTTCTATTTTCTAATATTAAAACATCGCGTATATCTTCTGAAAGATTGTCTATATCTGAAAATAGTGGATAAACATTATCAACATATATTGCATTATCTGTAGGTCCAATTTTTTTAATTACCGTTGATATTGGCTTTATCTTACTTTGATATCCAGGCCTAGATTTGGAATACAATGTCCCACTAATAACAGTATCCGACTTTTGTTTTTCCCAAGTAAGAGGTCTAACTTTTGTTGGATCGGTAATAATACCAACAGAATAATAGTTAAATGTTTCAAATTGATCAGCAGCAGTAATTTTTTTAACAACTCTATCAAATTGAGAAATGTCAAAAGGATCTTCAGGATTTTCTTGTATTGATATTATATCTCCAGTTTTCAATGTTTTTGGTGGATCCACAAGTTCAACATCAACTGAAGATCCTCTATAATATAAAACTACACACTTAGATCCTTTTTTTGGCGCCTCAGTAAATACTACCCTACTTCCACTAAAAGTATATGCAGTTTTTGGTACTTGCAATATATCATTTATGTATATAAAAATATTGTTACTTAAATTTAAATCTGTGCCGGGAGGGACTTTCAATCCTATAACTTCTCTTATTCCATTAACATTAGTTGCGAGGGTAAATTTTTTCCTAAATCCATTAAATAATGGAGAAATATCCTCGAATCTTATGAACTGGCCTGGATAAAAACCAGAAAAAGTATCGGTTTGTACTTCTTCGACAGTTAAAACAAATTGATTAAATAATCCAGTGGTTCCTATTCCTACAGGTGTAAGTTTATCGCCGATTTTATATCCTATTCCAGGTTCATCAAATTTATAAGATATAATACTAGATCCCATACCAACTTCAACAGTTAATTTTGCTCCTTGACCGACCCCAGAAGTTCCTCCAGTGTATGCAAGAGGTAAGTTACTATATCCAGTTGGTATTCCAATTACTACTTGTGGAATTGATGTACGAGTATATCCAACTCCAGAGTTAACAATCATAAATCCACTAATAGTTCCTGCAGCGCTGACAATCGCAGTAATACTTGCGCCTGTTCCTATTGTAGATGCGATACTAACTGTCGGAGAACCTCTGTATCCCGATCCGCCTCCAGATACTCTTATACTACTAATAGTTCCGGTTGCCGAAATAACTGCAGTAGCCGCTGCACCAATTCTTGGAATATATCCATAACTAGTAGATACTCCAACTTTTGATATTTTTCCGGCTTTTGGAATACCAGATAAGAACTTAATTACATTTGTTGAAGGTCCATCAACCGTATAATCATTTGTTGGATCTTGAAAAACATTATTAATTAAAACTATAGGATTATTATTAATATAAGTAGCACTATTAACATTATTAAAAATTGCATCTGTAGTTTGTCCTTCAGATTTTAATGTAAACTCTGTTGCGGCAATTCCAGTAAAAGATAGAGAAATGTCGTCAAATAATATATTTTTATCATTTGGTGTATTTGGATCAAATTTTCTACTAAAAGCTCTGCCTCCAAATATAGATCCAGTTTCCAATCCAACTGGTCCAATTTTTCCATATGGAGCTATATCAAAATATATTACATCTCCTTTAATATCAAAAGAACCATTCAAAACTGTTGCAGCAGAGCCAATAGTATGTGAAGTTGCAACTGTGCCAAAGTACCCTCTTATGACCTCTATCTGATTTGATGAGGTTATTCCAATATTAGTAATAGAAACTAGTTCATTATCAATATTAATAATATCACGAATACTTAAAGATGAAATTCCAGAAGAAATATCTATTATTGTAGTTGAAGCAGAGGAAACACTGGAAGCTAAAGAAACATCTAGTGATTTTCTTGATATTGGTTTTTGTATTATTCCATCTATAGTAATTACTACACTGGAATTTGGATTTTTATATTCAAGGTAATGAGTACCAGTACCCACATTTGTTATATCTAAAAATATACTGGTAGATAATCCGGACAACTTAAATTGGTTATCATTTAATTTATAAACAAATACCGAATCTGGTAAAACTTGAGTACCAAGCTCCAACGGAGTAAATATTAAATCATCACTTGAAGTAGTTCCACCAATATAAGTACCCGCTATAGAAATTATTGATGTAGAAGAATATCCAGTTCCTCCATTTAAAACAGAAACTGAGTTAATTGCTCCAGAAGAATCTCTAGAAACATTAAAAGTGGCACCATTTAAATCATTAGAAGGAACTTCCAAATAGGTTTGATCGGATTCACTTTGAATTACCGTTGGACCGGTCTTAGAAATTGTAAAAGTTAGATCATTAGTCGGTGATACACCGCCGATATAAGTTCCAGCAATAGAAACTGTTTGTCCAACAACATAGTCCATACCACCTTTAGTTGGTAATATTGAAGTTGAAAGAGCATCTCCAGTGGTTGGAGAATAAGTTATGAATACAGTAAATTCAGCTCCGGTTCCTGTTGTTGTCAATCCAACAGACTGAAGGTAGGATTTTGAAATTGGTCCAACAGGACTTAAGACGGTAGAAATACCAGTTATTGTTGTAGATATAGATACAGAATATCCATTTTCCAATACAGCAGTTCCATCAAAATTTTGAACACTTATTAAAGTATCGAGAGACGATGTAACATATGAAGTTGTAGCAATTCCAATCGGATTTCCATTAGAATTTGAATATATTAATTCTTGTCCCGATTGAAAATTATGATTAATAATTGTAAATGTGTCGGTAATAGAATCTATACTACTACCAGTAAAAGCATGTTTGAACAAAGAAGTTCCTTTATTTTTTAATTTAAAGGTAGTCAATCCAACTACAGATCCACCTCTAGTTAATGATGGATATATGACCACATTTGGTCCAGATGTAGTACCCAACCCAACTATAGATGTAATTATCCCAACACATGTGCCTATTGCAACATAAACATCTGCATAACAATTTTTATTGTAAGATGTACTGCAGTCAATATCTATAGGAACTGTATAATCTATAGTTTGACTTGTAGATATAAATGCTCTTTGTATTGTACCGCCAGTTACATAATTATAAGATATTGTTGATGGTCCAGGATTTACTCTAAATCTATTTGAATCAATAACTTCTACTTTATAAACAAATGTTTCGGGAGTTAGCGGTCCTGTGGTTAAAATTGAATTTGGAAATATAGCAGTAGTAACTCCACTGCCAGGATTAAAGGAAAAAGATAAATTTTTCAATACCACATAGTTTGTGGTTGTTGTTGATAATCCATGAGCCGTTGATGTAGTTATTGTAGTTACACCACTTATTCTGTTGTAAACTGAGGTAGAAATTGCAATACTATTGCCAAGTTGATAAGATGTAATAACTCCAACATTATTAATGATATATTTTGATAAATCGAGAATATAATTAAATCCCAGAATAGTTTCGGTAGATATTCCTGACAGATAACTAGTGCCAAGTCCACTCCAATAGTCTAAACCAACATCAATAGATTTATTATTTGAAGAATATCTAACATCATGTGAAATTGCATCGACAACATATCCAACTTCATTTTTAAAAGTTGACCTATTCCAAGTTGGACTTGTATTAATACCTGGATATATTGCAGTAATAAATCCTACCACTTCTTCTTTTATAAACTCTCTATTCAATCCCAATAAATACGATCCATCCGTCCTTCTTTGAGATTTTATTTGTAAAGAAGTTCCATTAAATTGTGAACTTATATCATCAATATCAATGACTTTATTTGTTTTATTTAAAATATAAGGGGCTAAATTAATACCTTCATCAAGAAATATATTTTGAGTAGATCCATCACTAGCGGTTTCTTCTTCATAAACTCTAGTAAAATTCTTTTTGACTCCTATTGACGATACTTGATCCACATTAATAAATGTAAATGAAGAGTTTGATGCTAATTTTGGTTTCATATCCAAAGATCTAGCAATGCCAATATTAACTTCATTTATTGTTGGTTTTGTGATAATTTCCAAATCAGAAAATTCTTTAAATCCAGAGGGATGAACAATAGATCTTACAGATTCTCTCCAAATATTATATGGGATATTACCTTTGATCGAATATGAAAACTTTTGATAATAAAAATTATCAGAAATTCTTTGTGAATATTCATTCAATATCCCAGAAGAATAGTCTATAGAGGAAGTTTTATCTCTAGATACACCTAGAGTAGAATATAAGTTAAATGTATCAAAATATTCTACTGTGCCCTTTATTTTAGATATCTCTCCATAAATTTTAGCTCCAACATTTATGGTGCCAGAAATATTTTTTAATCTCATTTGATTGAGTTTACCATCCCAACCATTTTCCATTATTGATCCAGAAAATAACGGAGAGTTTACAGTTTCATTTGAAAGGAAATTAACATCATCTTTTAGTATCATCTCAAAAACAGCCATATCATTTTTGTTTATTACTACGCCCAAATTTAAATCACCATCATACATACCAAATGACCCTGTAGAAATTCCAGTCATATCATATGTCACCGTATTATTGGCTGTACTAACTCCAATAACATCAAAGAATTGATAATTATATGAAGATGAATTAAAATTAGCATCATCAGAAGTTGATGATGTTAATCTGCAATTTTCAATAAAAATTTTATCCCCTATTTTGAATGGATATATGTAATCTGTTTGACCAAATCCAACGGAAATGAAAGGGTTTACACTTGGAATATTTGATAATTCAAGGGTTATATAATTTCCGTTGATAGAAATACTATCAATTTCGTATCCATTTGAATTATAAATTGGAACAATATCTAACGGGCCCGATAATGAAGTAGAATTTTTAATGATGTTTACAGAAGTTACAGATCCTCCAGATACTACTGCATCAAGTTCAATCCCATCGGTGTCATTTTTTACGATTAATTTTGGAGCAGTATTATATCTTCTACCTCCAGTAGTAACTCCAATATAATCTATAGTTCTTATATCTTTTACTCCTATAACACTCGGAACGCTTAATGAGGGAGATAGTGTTGGGTCTGTAGGATAATCAAATCCATCTTTAATTCTAGTAAAGGTTTCAACTCTTCCTACATTTGGAGATACTAGTTTTACTATTGCATTAGTTCCAAGATCACTTTTAATTCCTCTAACTTTAGGTAATTTATTGTATCCTCTACCGGCAAAATTAATTTTTAATTTTGATACAGGACCTAAAGCATTAGTAGATGTAGTTTTATATGAAAAAGATGTTTCATTTTGCTTCAGTATTTGTTTCTCAATAAAACTTAATTTTTTAGTATTATAAAATGTAAATGTTTTATCTGTAACTGTCTCTACAGTAAAAGTATCATTTAGTCTATGATTTACTATAGAAATTTTATTGTTTGATAACACATCAAAATCTGTAGATATTTGTTTTTTACTTTCTTCTGATGATCCTCTCGGAAATAAATTGTAGTATATTGGGAAAAATTGTGCGGAAAGGTCTAAAACAACTTTAGAATCAGCATTTCCAGGAATTCCGGTTCTAGATACAAAAAATCCAGTTCTTTCGTTAATTTTTTCAATGAATTTTACATCATAATAAAATTGCAGATCAAGATTTGTTAAACTTGGATCAGAAACATCAAATTCTATTTTTGTTGTCCTTATACAACTAATTTGAGGATTAACAAAATATAATTTATGGTTAGTACCGCCCACCGAATTAAAATTAATAAATTTAGATTCTTTTATATCAGTTCTGTATTGACATAATTTTATTGCATTAAAATCGGTTTTTAAAACATAGTAAATTCCATAATTATAAAGTCCGCCTATAGTATTTTCAGAAATATAAACAACTTTATCACCAGTTTCAATATTACCATCATATGAAGAAAGATCTATGGAATCATTTGCTATTGAAACATCGGTATCGAGGAAAGTTATCTCCCTCATTAAAACTTTTCTATTTACTGGATCAAAAATAACTTTAACAACTTCATTATAGTCGGTTTTTATATTAAATTTTATACTATCACCTACCTTTAAATTATGGTTTGATGTAGTTGTTACTATTCCAAGTGTTTTTTGTAAACTTGATGTTATTTTAGGATTTAGAGTTGTTAAAGAGTGTGCTGCACCGATAACACCATAAGATTTTTCTTGATTCCAAAATTCTAAACAATTATTATTAGTTCCTATTCCTATTGAACTTGTAAATCCAATAGTAGATAAACCAACATAATCCTTACCCAAGTTTACAGCCCAAACAATTTGATTATCCTCTAACTTAATTGAAAGGCCGGACCCGACATTATTAACATACAAAGATGTTCCAGCAAATCCAGATCCAGAATTATAAATTAATGGTTGTCCTGTATAAAATTTATGTCCTGGTAAATATATGCTCTTCGCTGGAATAAATCTAGTAGTAAATGAAGTGGTTCCAAATCCAACAACAGTACGGAATGAACCAGTTGATCCAATACCAATAGAAAATCTTGGATCAAAAAATGTAGTGTAATTTTGTAATGTTAAATCTTTGACTGTACCAGTAGGAATTTTAAATTCCCTTGGCAATAAAACTACATTATCAATTCCTGCAGTATGAATTCCAGTATTTTGTAACCTATTTACATAAAATCCCGATCTTTTAGAGTCGATATTTGTAATTAGTAAAATTTCAGTCCCTATACCTATAAAATCATTAACTTTAAATCCACTAATATCTTTCAATTTAATAAAAGTTGATATTCCAGTAACTGATACAGTATCAATGTTTTCCTCCAATTGAGATTCTTTGTCATCAACTTTTACATATTGAATGCCTTGAAATAATGATGAAGTTATTGTAGATATACCATTAATTAATATTGGTTGTTCATTTTTTATTCCATGTGGTGCAGAAGCTGTTACAATAGTATCTGGCAATTTTATATAATATTCCAGATCTTCTATTAAACTTTCAGTTATACTAAAGGATTCTACATCAACACCTTTTAACTCACTTACGACTATATTAGGTTGTATACCATCAGTACCTGATACATCTATATCAACAGGATCATTTACTTTATAGTTATCTCCTGGAGAAAATATAACAACATCATCTATTTTACTAGAATTTATTGAAGTTACTGAAAATTCTTGTTTATATTCTTCTTTTACTTTATCGAGTAAATCATAATAAGAATTAGCCCTATTTAGATAATAGGGACCAACATTTCTAGTTAAATTAGTTCCAAAAATATTAAAATCCTGATTAAATGCTGGTAAGAAATTTTCAGTTATTGGTTTATTATAAAAATATGGTCCAACAAGATATGGGTATTTTGGAACAGATTGATTAGAAGCATTGACTTCTACAGTAGAAAAATATGCATATACACCATTTGGATATTCTGGTGTTATTGCAAATCTTCCATTATGAATATCCAAATCTCCAGATCCGTCATATACATAATCATCTATAAAAAATCCGGGATCAAATGCTGGCGGTCTTTTTCCACTAGTTGTATCAACATTTAAAACATAACTAGAATTCATCCTTCGTATAAATCCGCCAGTAGTAGTATCATACGCATATGGTCCATATATCGGATTTCCATCATATGCGTATCCCAAGATCGGAGAATGATTTAATGTACCAGTGCTTTCTTTATTATCTTCGGTAAAATTATCAGACAACTGATATCTTAATATTTTTGGAACATAAAAACTAATAAATTGTAGTCCAAGATCTGGATTTTTACTTACATGGAGTATTCCATCATCCTGTTGAGAAATAATATTTTTACTTTTTGATACCTGATTTATTTTCCATTCCGTCACATTTGCTAAAAATTTAGCATTTTCTCCTCTATTTTTGAGAGTTAATATTGTATTTGATGGTTTATATCCTATACCACCAAAAACAATATTGACACTTGTTAATTTTCCATTTTCAACAATTGGTTCTATCTGGGCATAATCACCATCACCAGAAACCACTATTTCAGAATTTTTTCTAAATCCATTTCCTCTACCAATAATTTGAACATCAACTATAGATCCGTCAATAATGATTGGTTTTAAAATGGCTTCAGAAGTTATACTTGAAATTCCAATATTTGGTCTTCTGTGGTAATTAATAATGTTTGTACATCCATATGATACACCACCATCTTCTAGATAAACATCTTGAATTGGTCCAAGAACAATTGGTTTAAGTTCTGGACTTATTATTGTAGTAGATCCTATTGCAGATTTTGCTTCTACATTTATTTCTATTGGTGGATATCCGATAATGTGCGTACCAATTCCCAAAGAATCTAATTTAACAAATTTATTTTTAATATAATTTTCATCACTTAAATTTGTACTGACTCCACAGTCATAAAGTCTAAATTTATTATCATCAATTAGTTTGACTTTATAATATATTGAAGTTGATAATCCAGATACGGGAGTGTCAGTATAACTGTATTTAACATATTCCCCATCCAAAAATCCATGTTTTTTCGCAAAAACATAAGAATCAAATGTATTAATACCACAAGTTTTATTATCTGCAGAGAGTAGAGATGATACTCTCACATTTCTATTTGAATACCCTTCTCCAGGATTTTTTACATAAATTTTTGTAAAAGTATTTTTATTTTTTAGTGTTGTTATAAAATGAAATCCAGATGAAACTCCTACAATATCAATTTCGTTTATTTTTTGAAGAGCATCTGTTTTTGTGTTAAACAATTTAACTTTATTATCAGTTAAAATTCCAACAAAATATGTCGAACTGTTTACTATTCCTAAAATATTGTTATTTTTATTAGAATCATATATAACTTCTTCCCCATCTTCAAATGGAGTTTTGTTTAAAAATTGTATTGTATTGTCTGCTGGAGAAACATTAAGATCTGCTTTAAAACCAGCAGATACTTGGCTACTAACAAAGTTGGATTCTAATATACATCCTTTACCATTTCCCCCAGTAATTGTAATTTTTGGTTTTTCTTGATATCCATATCCAGCATTTAATATTTTAACTTCTTTAACAGATCCAACAATATTTACATGAGCTTTAACCCCTATACCAGTTTCATCCTTTAATTCTATTGGAGGTACATCAATAACATCATAGTCTTTACCGGAATTAGTGACCTCAATAGAAGATATAGCTCCATAGTAAATGTTTTCATCGAATAAAGTTGGGGATAAAATTTCAACCCCATTTATTAACATTCCAATTTCTCTATTAAAAGTAGTTCTTTTATTTAAATCATCGAATAAAAGTTTTGTTCCTTTGAGTGGTATTTTCTTTAATAATTTTTGATGTTTTAGAGTTTTATTTTGATATCCTGCTTTGTATATAATATCATCAGTTACTGGAGAAGTAATAGTAACATATTTTTTTGAGAAAATATCTGATTTGCTGTAAGATAATTTTACTTTATTATTATCAACTTTTGTAATATAGTAAAGTCCTGTTAATATACCAACGGATGTAACTGGTTGGTAATAAATTAGTTCACCACTTAAATGATCATGATTTGGAACATTTAATGTATCTGTTATAGCTACACCAACATTAGTCGAAGCTACTTTTTTATTCTCTGTAGAGAACATTGGGTAATTTGGTAATCCAGACGATGTTACATAAAAATATTTTTCGTCCGAATCCATATAGGTGTTTTGTACTCCAGAAGGAATAGAATCAAGATCTGGAAAATGATCATTATAATGTTTTACCTTGTAAATTTTTTTCTTTACTAAAATAGAATTTAAAACTACATATGTACCAGGATTTATTATTTGAACTAAAATTTTTCTCGTATATTTTTTAATTATATCCGATGTATCATATTCTACATCAATAATATTACATTCTCTAACATTACCAGCAGAATCTTCTAATAAAATTGTTTCTCCTGCATAAAAATAAACTTTATCGAACAAAGTAATTCTATATTTTGTAGAATCAATTTGAGATATTGTTTTAATATTGTGATTGGTTGGTAAATTGTACATCCAACTATTAAATTCAAATCTATCAAATAGATCTTTACCAAATCCAGATAAAGAAATTGAATCTCCTACTCTTAAATTGGAAGTTTTGGAAAAATCAATATTATCAATTACATTAACGACCCTAAATTCAACTTTAGATGTATTACCTACACCAATGTAACTAAAAGCAAATTTTTCTTCAATCAAATCTAGTCCATAATCCAAAGACTTAGTTACATTTGTAACTCCTGTGAATTGATTGACAGTTTTTCCTGTATAATTTAATGTTATAAAATCAGAATTTTTGGGTTTTACCAAAAGAGATCCAGAATTAGCAAATCCAACAGTAGAATCAACTAGAATATTATTTGCATTTATTGCAACGCTTTCCAATATTCTAGTTTTACCAGATACTTGAAAATTTCCAGTAAATGAAGTACTATCTAAAGAAATTTCATAAAAATTTTTATTTGTTACTGGCCTGTACTCAACATTAAAAATTGAAGCGCTAACAGTGCCAACTCCAACTATATTTTGGAATAAAAAATTACCTTTTATTTCTATTGGATTACCGCCAGAAATTTTTTCTACTAAAATATTTTTAGTTATAAAATATGAATTTGAAGATGGAACAAGAGTAAACTCTTGTGGTTTTATAATCTCAATATCCGATCCATATAAAATTTTAAATAATAATTTATATGATTGGTCCGTACCTTTAGAAGAGTATAAATCTTTAATTTTATATGATATATTTTCTATAGATATATTTTCATAAAAATCCCTTGATTCAAATCCTGGAACAAACTCATATTTAAATTTTTCAAAAAATTCTATTAAAAATAAATTACTTAAATTATTAACTACATCGCCATCAGAATGTTCAGAAGCTTGTGAAGAAGAAAATATAGCAAACTCTGGATTATCAAGAGATTTTAAATTTTCAATTCCACTAAATCCCCTAATACAATTTTCAAATGTAGTGTTAGTTTTTGAAGTGTATGTAATAATCTCATCATTTATTTTCAATAGTCCATAAGAATCTGGCCATCCCTTAGTAGATGTTACCTCTATTGTTTCATCAAAACTTAAAAGATCAGAAGTTAAAGTAGTTTTTTCAATTAAATCAATATTATTAAATTTTTTACTATTTTTATACTTAGTAATATTTGAAATAATATCAATAGGTCCAGATTGATTTTCTAGAGATTTATAATACTGTTCAAGAAACTCCACAAGAAGAGGAGATTCAATTGTTAAAAATTCTGGAATTTGCGATTCTAAGATAGAACCAATTTTTACTCTTTTAATTTCTGACATTTTATCTTGTGTACTTTCCGTTTAAATAACTTGATGTAGTTACATATTGTGTTGCAGAAGAATTTTCACCAGAACTAACAACATCTTCTATAATATTTACCACACAATTTTTTACATCTAATTGCAAATACAAATCTTTAAGTCCAATAATATCATTTGATTCTGGAATTGCTTGTACTTCAATAAGTCCATTATTTAGAATTGCAGACTTTATCTTTACAACATCAAGTCTAATTTCACCTTTAATATAATCAATAGTTCCTGCATTATTTTTTATTATTACCGGTAAATTATTTTCCAATTTAAAGAAATTAATAAATCCTGTATTTTTATTTGTTTTTGATGGAACATCTGACATATAAACAACATCGGACACCCCATCAATTAAAAATCCCGTAGATTTTACGGAATATCCTCCTTCTTTAGAATGTATTTTATTTCCAAAACAAAGTTCATAAGTTGCAAAAGTTTCTATTTCGGGATTCAAATCTCTTCTCATTTTAACTTTTGTTATATTAGAAGTAATTGATTTGTCACAATCATCTATAAGTCCAACTATTTTACTATATTTAAATCTACCACCAAAGCTATTAACATCTTTAGAATTTGAATAAGATGTTAAAGTATCAATTACTTTTGTTTTTGCTATTTCTGGATTACTCAATAAATTTACATTGTAGTAAACAGAAGAATCCAATTCAACATAGAGATAAGACAAATCAATAATTTCTGGTTTAATTCCGGCTATTGAATATTTTTTAATTGTATTTAATATAGTCTGTTTGGTAATTTCCGATAAAAAAGTTCCGTTTCTTGGTTTTATGGATATAAAAACTTTCCCATATTCTGGTGGATCCAATTCATCTCCACCATAAGCATTTACTGATTCAACATTTGAATAAACATATGGAATAAGTGATTTATAGTCATTAGAAGTTACAGCACGATATTGTGAAGCATAAACTTTTGGAGAAAAATATTTAATAGAATCTATAGATTCGATCTCATCACCACTCTCAGATTTTGATTGAGTTGTCAACAAAGAAATTCCGGTTGTAACATCAAATAAATTATTGTCCTTTATTCTACCAGAAAATGTAAAGTTTGCAGCACCATTACCTGAAGATCCATTTGTAACAATATAACTCACTTCTATTTTACTTCCATTAGATGGTTTTTTTCCTATAATATCATCGCCAAATCTTATTTCATATTTTGCATCATCTACTTCTTGAATTAAAAATAATCTTGAATCTTTTCCAACATTTAAAAGATTGTCATATGCTGAATATATTTCAGTTACAGCATTAGTAACTTTAACTCTAATTGAAGTTGTGTCAATATTAATATTTGGTAAAACAAACCTCTGATTAGATTGAGATTGGTCTACAGTAAAAGTGGTTGTTAAATATATTCCTTCATAAATTGGCAAATTATCAAAAATAGCTATTCCGTCACTATTAACGGGGACTGAAATATCTTCTGGAATAGAAAAAATATAATTACCATTAACTACTGCACCAAGAGCAACTTGACCGGCTAGTAATTTTACAGTTCTAGCATCAGTTTGACTCATATCAACTGTAAAACTTACATTTGCTCTTGCAGATCTTCTAGATCTGGGCAAATATCCTATGTTTCTAGCAAGTGAAACAACATTTTCTCTCAAAGTTGCACTTTCTAAAAACATTTCATTAACTGCCATATTTGTATTATAAGCAGTTATATAACTATTATATGCTAATAAATCTATTAACACTGAAAAATTTGATCCCTCAAAATCAAAGTCTGTAAAATTTTTATTTGCACGTAAATAATCTTTGATCTGAGTTCTTAGATCACTGAAGTCTAAATTTGTAAATTGATTGAATGACATTAGACTCTAGTAGGTTGCAGTACAAACTCTATTGTTTGAGTTGGAAAAGGTAATCCGAGTATATCATATGCAATTCTAACATTAATTTCATTGGACTCTGGTGGATATGTCACTAAAATAGAAGTTAAAGAAATTCTTGTTTCAAAATTTTTTAAAAGAGTCCTAATATCCAACTCAAGAGAATAAGCTAACTCTGGAGTTTGCAATTCAAACATAGAATTTTCAACTTTAGATCCTAACAAAGAATTAAAAAATCTTTCGCCCACTCTAGTCCTAACCAAATTAATAACAGATTTTTTAATAGCATCAGCATCATTAATTGTTAGAATATCATTAGTTACAGGATTTCTCACAAATGATAAACTAATATCTTTAAATTTGCGAGAAATCCTAGTCATTACTCAAACTAAGGTTATTTATTAATATGTATAAGACCTTTTACCATTTTTTACCATAGGTTGGTTCAGTTCCATATGACCAATCATCGTAATCTTCATCATTACGAATTTTTTCGTGAAGATCTGTTTGCCTCTTCAAGTCATGTTTAGGTGCAATGTCATGCATGACTTCTTGAATGATCCTTGTAGACGGTGTGGCACCATAATCTGTGATCAATTTGGATGTGCCCCACATCTGTCTCATATAATCTGCATTGCGATCCACTGGTAAATTTGACATTTTTAGCTCCTGATTGTAAAAATCAGAACTTTTTACGGGGTTGCTATCCCGAAATGTCAGCAACATTTATTTTTATCAATCTTCTGTAAGTTTTTCTAAGAGTTCTATGTCATCTCCAAGAATTTCTTTTAAATATTCTTCAGACCAGTAAGTATAGTTTTCAGTTTCCATCAATTTTTTACGAATTTTACTTAATTTTTTCTTTGATTGACACAAAATTAAGTTATATTTTTGATTATTTGTTTGTATTCCGTTTATAGGGATGTCTTTAGAAGATAAATCTTTAAAAAATTTGTAATATTGAAACTTTTCATTGTAATGTGAGACCCATTTTTGTATTTGATTAGGCCTCCAAAACTCTTCAATAATAAAAATGATGACATCATATCCTGGTTCAGGTACAATGTCATCAATGGTAGTTTCTACAATTAAAGTTTTTGAAGTTGAAGCATAAGGGCAGACCGCAAATCCACCCAATTCAAGTCTATTTTTAGATACTTCTTGTATCCATTTACGAATATATGCTTCTTTTTCGGACATAAATCACCCAGCAGCTAAAGGAGATGCAGGATTTGAACCGGGAACACCAAGCTCAACAGGAGGTTGAGCAGTGTCGTAAGAAAATACTTGAGGCTCAGAAGTAGGAGTTTCTTCTACAGGAGGTGTTAAAGTTTCTTCTTCCATAATTGATAAAATTTTTATACAACTGTTGTATTTAGAATTAAATTACTTAGACTTTTTTCCTTTGTTAGCTTTCGCTTGTGTATGATATCCCTTGAATCTTTTATCTTGTCTGCAAAGATTGCCTTCTCTTACTGTTCTTTGAGTTTTACTCATTTTCCTTGTCCTCTATATGGTTTACGAGCGTTATTTCGACTCGTTGAAGCATACTTAGTACCATTTCCCTTTCCTTGACGAGTCAATTTTGGTTTTCCGGGAATATAACCAATACTTTTATTTAATCCACCTTTTGCTTTTACTGCCATTTTTCTAATACCTCACATATGGTTTATTTTGCGCGCCGAAATTGATTTTCAAACGCGCCGAACATCAGTTTCTAGGAGTTGTAAGACTCAATATCAGATAATACGAGTCTTTTCATGTCCTACGCGAATCTTAGGATCACACCAGATCTCAAAACCGGCTTCTTTTGCGTCAAGACAGAACGATACATCTTCACCGCACATATCTTGAACTTCTCCAGAATCGAAGACTTGCATCTTAGGAGCAAACCAGGGGTACTCCAGAGACTCAAAGACACCCTTCTTGATCAGAACCCAACCAAAACCAGTATAGTCCACAGTAAACGGTTTACGACGCTTCTGCATGGTCTCACCAGTCTCATGATTCATGACTCCACCATTATTCTTAAAGTCATCTTCTTCAAGCCAATGAGCGACAGAAGTGGTATGACCATCTTCAGTCATATACCAACCAGCAGCAATGTCTCTATCCATTTGTACTAGACGATAGAATTTTTCGGTATCAAAGACAATATCATTATCAATCCAGAGTTGGTAATCATACTGCAATTTACCATCCCAAGGTACTTGTTTTGGTCCACGCAAAACATTTGCACCAAGACACTTGCATCGTGCAAAGTTTACCATTGAACTATAATCTTGAGAGATTTGAATACTTGCACCCGCCTGAACTAAATCAAAGCAAAGTTGTACAAATGACTTCAAGAACAAGTAGGAACAACCTCTACCAGGAAGACAAAATACGATAGATTTGCCGCGAATCATTTCTCTCGCAACATTAATATCAAAATCATCCTCACTCTTTTTTGAAGGAGTTGGAGCGTTAGCTTTAATTGTAAATCCTTTAGACATAAAATTAGAATTGCAACATTAACATTCTACCACCACAAGTCAATTTATGCAATGGTGTTGATTTATTTAGAAGAGAATCAAATGCATTCTTCTTCAACTTTAGCCAGTAAATCCTCAATTTCATTTTTCAAAGACTCATTAATAACAAGAATTTTATCAGTGTCCAATCGATGTTGAATACAATCAATCAGTAGATCTTTTTCTTGATAATTTAACTTAAGTTCCATATATCTTTTGTGTTCATTTCAAACATTATATATGATTTTTAATTATTCGCCAACATATCTTGCAATGGATCCAACATATCTGCCAGGTTTAATAATATTTTTTGTTACATTACTGAATGCACCTACGGTTACATGATCAGTTATCGACACATTATTAATTATAGATGATTTGAAGTTTAATGTACAGTATTTTCCTATCGTTGTTCGTCCTGCAATTAAACTTCCACCATGAATTACAGAACCTCTACCAATTTTTCCATGATGAGGGAGTAAACAATAACATTCTATCCAACAATGATCTTCAACTTCAGAGTGATATGTTATTGTACTGAATGCTCCTACAAAAACTCCTTTACCAATTTTAACAACATTATCAAAAACAACACAAGAATCATGTACATAAGTCACACAATCTAAGTCCAATTGATCGATTTCTTCACAGACTATTTTCCTCAGATTCATATCTAAAGTAAATCCAACAAAATATTGATAATCGGATTTATTCTTTAGACCTAAAAAAGTTTCCGGAGTAATAATTTCAATTTGATTTTTACTTTCCAATGAAAACCAATGAAAAGCACCATCAGTTAATGATGATTCTGTGTAACCAATGATTTTAATTGGTTTATCATTTTCTATAATCATTCTTTAAAAGAAACTCCAAAATGTCTAAGAGATTGTTTAATTTTTTGATGATTAAAAGTTCTTTGAAAATTTTTATCAAAAAACATTGCATCTAATTTTTCACAATTATTATCAAATCTTTTTTTGTTATCAGACCACAATTCTTTTATATTTGTAGATCCATCTAATAATTTTTCATTATTATTAATTGCAGTTGCCATTCGTTCAAAATGATCTTCAACTTCATCATAACTATGATCAATTATATCATCAAATAAATCCAAATCAAACAATTTTTTTAATTCTCTGACTACTCCAACTCCATTAATATAAATTGGAAAATTTTTACCATAAACAGATTGCCACTCTTTTTCACTTAATACAGGAGTATTTTCAAAAAACATCGTTCCAGTTATAATTTCAACAGCAACATTTTCATAACAAGATACTAAAACTTCATGATAATTATCAACTATTTTATAGTATGGAGTTGTTCTATCAAAAGGAGGAATATCTAATAAATTAAAATCCTTTGATTTAAGTCTTGCATATCCTTTAGCTATATCACCTTTTAATTTGTAATCTGTAATTTTAGATATGTTTTTATAACCATCAAATTTTACAACAGGTGGACAACTAATGTCAAAAGTAAAATCACCGTTATGATAATAATCTTTAGATAACAAATAACATATTGTTGCAATTCGATGCAACTTCGTATCTCCATTAAATGTTACCCATCGATTTGTAATTTCTTTCTTTTTACAAGACTTATACTTATCAGTTAAATTTGTGGGCATAATTGTATCCAAATATAAATTTGGAATCACAATGCCTCGTAAATTCAAATCTCTTTGAAGATTTAAATGAGGATTATAAATGATAAAATTTTGTTCTGGATGCTTCGCGCAAAATTCAACCAAACCTTCAATATCAGTATTATCCTTTCTATCAATAATAGTATCAATAATATTTAAAATTACTGTTTTACTTTGAAAATTTATTTTATTTAAATCTTCAAAATTTGTTCCCAAATCATGTCCATTTGCATGATGATATGGACAAAAAACTAATTGATAACATTCGATATCTTCTTCAATTTTATATGTATCAAAAAAAGTTTCAAAAGTATCGTTGAAAGGAGCAGCAAATGTATTTGCTGATAGGGTTTTTATTTCCATTTTAATTAAAAATGTTTTTGGTAGACTTCTTCTTCATTTGATAATCTCATGGTAAGTAAAATTCTAGGAAGTTTATCATTTATAATTTCAACTCCATGAATCTCTTTTACATTATTTAATGTTGGAACATCCAAAATATATCTATCAACTTCATGTATATCATTGCGATCATAAACATGACCATTCACTCCAGATTTGTATGAGTGTGCCTCAGACATCACTCTTTCATTATTTTTTTCATAAAAGACTGTTGCTGCACTTGTTTCATTAAGAATAGGCCAATGCAGTCGAATTCTTCTTTTTATCGAATTATCTCCATCTGTATGTATTGGAATGTTGTCCGCTCCATCGATATACACAAACGCCATATAAATGACTTCACTGTTAAGTTGTCTCCGAATACATTCAAATAATTCTGGAATATCTTGTTTAAATTTTGTGAGATCTTCGTCAGATACAAAGTTAAAAGAAACTCTCTCAGAAAATTTTTTTTCGGACTCATTCACATCCGTTGTTACAAAATCAACAATATATGAAACTATCTTATCTTGTATTTCTTTAAAATTATCAATCTCAAGTTTCTTATAATACATTTCAATGAACTTAAAAAAGTATTTATGGCCACCAAAAAAATTTTTGATTGTTGATGGCTTTTCGAGCGCTTTTTGGGGTCGTTATAGATTAGGGTAGTTTAGCGTTTTTAAAACGGGGGCCACCGCGCCCCGCGCTAACACAAACGGCCCGCCAAACAACTGCTCAAACTGGCATAAATCTCTGACCCTCCGCCGCTCTTCGTGTTCGTATTCGTGTCCCCTCCAAGTGTTCATAAGCCTCAGAGGGGACGATACATCTACTCCATCAGCCGCTAGTCTTGAAGTATGCCGAGTGGCCGCCCTCAACAACAGCATTCTGTGCATGTGTGGCATGCCCATTGTATGCCTGACCGCGACGGTTCGTGTTAGTCCGAGGGCCATTCGTGCGGCTCATGATCAGTTCAGATTTCCGAGCCTTACGGGTGGGGAGCACAGTGTACTTCAGCTGCCCCTGAGTGTCAGCAATCAGCAGATCCAGTTTGCTTGCCTTTGCGATGTCAATGGTGCTCATGATGTTGATAACGAATGTGTGTGGTTAGAATAGACGAATCAATCAAAGCTCACGAATCATTTCATTCATTTCCTCCTCATTGATTGCTTCATCATCCCAACGAACACCGTCACGAGTCTGTACCAAATGACGACCAATCTGGCCATCAGTCATACAACGAACAAACTTAGCCCAAGGGGTCTCATCATCACCACAGAACTCAACACAAGCCTTGGCAGTGTTATACAGAAACTCATCATTTCCGATCCACAGAGCAGCATTCCAGGTCTCATAGTTAGACCAGCCGTTGTAGGTAGCTTGAGTGGTTTGGGTGTTGGTCATTCGTGTTCCTCTCAACATGGCTAAGATACCAGGCCTGGCTGCCTCTGGCGCATACCATGGCCCACTTGTACGGCTGTCCACTATTCTCTCTGTTCTCAGCTTTTTATGGTATACTCATGGACCTCTGTGGCTTGAGCTTTACATAAGCACTCTGGCTTAAGCTTAATCACGAAGCCCCTTTATGCACTCCCACAGAGTTATTATAAGCCATTCAGAGGGCTTATGTCAAGCTCCGAATGTTGGGGTCTTAGAGTGCTCATAAGGCTGTGGAAAACTTATAGACTTTTTCCACAAGTGCTGTGGAAAACT